TCTCTCTACGTTCCTTGTTCATGACAATTTCATCATTCTCCAAGTCGTCACAGACAATGAGGTCTGGACGCTTGTTGTTCCATTTCAAACCCCGTAGCTTCTGTTCAGCGCCTTTGGCCTGAATACGAAACATATGGTTGTCTTCTGTGGTGACGATGATGTCATCTTCAGTTTCTTTTGTGAATTCCTTTATCTTGAAGAGCTGCCTTATTTGGTCATTCTCTAAAAGAGTTTGTTTAATGTCATTCAGAAACTGCGAAGCCTGCGAAACTGTATCGGAGACAATTAGTACATAACTACGTTCACGAAACAGCACACAGGCTAGGGTATAGGAATATGTCAGAGCGGTGCTCTTCGCGTGGTTACGCGGGGCACTGATAGCAACTTGTTGGTGCTTACTACAAAAAAGTTTCCACCATTCATAATGGCATTCAGGAGATTCGGATGCAGCATCGAAGTTCTTCTGGAGCATGCTCTGACTGAAGCCCTTAACTGTATCCGCTGTCAACATTACTTGGCTACTCCCTTGAGCTTCTCATAAGTACGTAAACCCCCTAGTCCTAACAGGACAGGAATAATTTCACTACTTGGTGTTTTAGTTAGTTCAAACCATGTGGCAGCAAGAGCTGCAACACACAGCCATCCAAGGATAGGGCGCCAGCCAGAATGAAAAAGATGCATCAATAGCCCTTCTTACTCTTCTGACTCTTCAAACTCCCATTCGGGGTTCTGCTGCCCTGTAAGAGCGTTAATGGCATCATCCGATACGTAGGTACCATCCTGCACTCAGACAGCCTTCTAGAGAGCCTGATGCCTCGTGTGTACAAGAAAGAAACAATTGTCACCCCTCTCAAGATTTACACCAACAAGCGTGAAGCTTGGATGTCTGTCAAGTACAGAGCACATACAGATGACTTCTCTGAAATCTTATGGCCCGCGAGATACGATAAAGAATACTTCCTGTCAAAAAGACAAGAATATTTCGACCAAGGTATTCCTGATGTTTATTCTATGGAATATCTTAATATCCCTATTGACGAGTCAGTCGCTTATTTCAAGCGTAAAGATTTTATTGCAATAAGCGAAGAAGAGAAGAAACTAAATCTACATTACTACATCACTGCTGACTTGGCTATTTCCAAGGAAGAGAGTGCAGACTATTCTGTATTCGTTGTAGCAGGTATGGATGAAAGTAGAATGGTGCATATCAAGGAAGTGATTCGTGACCGCCTTGACGGTAGAGAGATTGTAGATACCATCCTGATGCTTGAAAATCTCTACAAACCAGAGTGTTTTGGTATTGAAGAAATGCAAGTGACAAAAGCAATTGGCCCATTCCTACGGGAAGAAATGGTTGCTACTGGCATCTTCCCAAACCTCGTCAAACTTAAGCATGGTGGCAAGGACAAGATTTCTCGTGCTCGCTCTATACAGGCTCGCTTGCGTGCTGGGGGTGTTCGATTCAATAAAGCTGGGGAGTGGTATCAAACACTTGAAGATGAAATGTGCACCTTCCCACGTTCTAAACATGACGATCAGGTCGACTGTCTAGCCTACCTCGGGATGCTTCTCGACACAATGGTAGAAGCTCCAACTAAAGAAGAGGAAGATGAAGATGCCTATGCAGATGAATATGAACGAAACATTGGGGAACACGGACGTTGCGCCTCAACAGGGTATTGAGGCACCCGCCTCTCCCCCTTCTCTGAGGGCAATGATTGAAAGCAAGAATATTGCACTTGATCTGGACGATGACCAACTCAATGAGATTTCATCTCAAGTTAAAGACGGCTTTGAATACGACCTCACCACCCGTGAGGACTGGGAAAAGAACGTCGATGAGTGGACTAAGCTTGCTCTACAAACAGCAGAAGAAAAGAGTTGGCCCTGGCCTAAAGCCGCTAACGTAAAATATCCTCTGCTTTCTACAGCGGCAATGCAGTTTAATGCTCGTGCCTATCCTTCACTCATCCCTTCTACTGGTGATATTGTCAAGGTTAATGTTGTAGGTAAGGATAAGGACGGTCAGAAGCTAGAACGCGCTAAGCGTGTAAGCAAATATATGTCCTACCAAGTGCTCAATGAAATGAGTGGTTGGGAAGAAGACATGGACAAGCTACTAATGATGCTTCCCATCATTGGTACAGCATTCAAGAAGACTTATTACAACCCTGTAACAAAGCAAAATGTCTCTGAACTGGTTCTTCCGAAGAACCTCGTTGTCAATTATTGGGCTAAAAGCCTGGAAGACGCAGAACGCATCAGCGAAATTTTGCCTTCGATGACCAAACGTAAGGTGAAAGGCAAGATGATGTCTGGTTTCTACAGGGATGTAGAGCTAGGCGATCCAGTTCCTGATCCTAATCACTTAGTTGTTGCTACAAAGCAGGATGAAACCACACCATATCAAATCATTGAGCAACATTGCTACCTAGATTTGGATGATGATGGATATTCTGAGCCTTATGTTGTAACTTTTGAGCGACAAAGTGGTGAGATTTTACGGATTTGTGCTCGATTTGATGAGGATACAATTCATGTCAACGACGAAGGCGATTTGGAGTGTATTGACCCAATTCAGTATTACACTAAGTTTGGTTTTATCCCCAATCCTGATGGCGGGTTCTACGACGTGGGTTTTGGCCTGCTTCTGGCCCCGCTAAATGACTCAGTAAACACCTTAATTAACCAGCTTCTTGATGCTGGTACACTCAGTAATCTGCAGGGAGGGTTCCTTGGTAAAGGACTCAAACTAAAGATGGGTGAATCTCGCTGGCAACCGGGTGAATGGAAGCCGGTTAACAGCACCGCTGACGATTTACGTAAGCAAATCGTTCCTCTCCCGGTAAAAGAACCAAGCAATGTTCTATTCCAGCTTATGGGTAGCTTGATTTCTTCGGGTAAAGAGCTTGCCTCAGTGGCTGAAATATTTGTTGGTAAGATGCCGGGGCAAAATACCCCTGCAACTACCACAATGGCTACCATTGAACAGGGAATGAAAGTATTTACAGCGGTGTACAAGCGAGTATATCGTTCCCTGAAGTCTGAATTTTACAAGATATATTGTCTAAATCATATCTACATGGACCCCAATAAGTATGCAGCAGTGCTGGATGACGCTATTGGACCCGATGATTTTGATGAAGAAACATATGATGTTTGTCCTGCTGCCGACCCAAACACTGCCACTTCTACAGAGAAACTGATGAAGGCGCAAGGTTTGCTAGAGCTGCTTCCCACAGGTGTCCTAGACCCTGTTGCTGTTGTCAAGAGAGTTTTAGAGGCTCAGGAACAACCAAGTTGGGAACTGCTCCTAAATCAGCAGATTCAACAAACAGGTCAAATGCAACCTCCTCCCGATCCAAAGCTTCAAGAAATGCAAATGAAGGGTCAGCTAGAGCAGCAAAAAGCTGCAATGCAATCCGAAATGGCACAACACAAAGCACAACTGGAAGAGAGAAGCGCACAAGTGCAGCTAGCCATGAAGGCACAGGAGCATAATATGGAGATGCAACATAAAGCAAACGTTGCAACCATTGATGCTGCTACTAAGCTACACATGCAAAAAATCTTTAGTGCTGCTGAGCAGCTCAAAGTAAACCAGCAACTGATTCAGAACAATCAGAAGCATAGCCAAGCAATGTCTCACCAAGAGGAGAAAGCTAAATTAGCGCAAAAGACAGCCTCATCGAGTGGCAAGAACTCAAGTTCACCAAAGCGGTAATGTCAGGTTTTCAAGAGAGGAAGAAAATCCTTCTTGATACCCTACAGGATAATGCGGGTGAAGATCCCCTAAAAGACAGATTTAATTGCGGCTACATTGCCGCTATTAATGACATCCTCAACATAGATGTAGAAGAGGTAGCAGTAGATGATTAACCCATGCGGCCATAGGCTTATTATTAAGCCATTCAAGTTGGCAGACGTAGACGTAGACCTGAAACGTGCTCATGCACTTGGTCTTACAGTTGTACGTGAAAACGAAAAGCGGGAAGACGCGTCGGTGGACAAAGGTATTGTTCTCGCCGTTGGTCCTACTTGTTGGCCCGATCAAGCACCTTGGTGCAAGGTAGGTGACACCATCATCTTTGCTAAGTTTGCTCCTAAGTTTATTGATGACCCTGAGACTAAAGAAACTCTAGGCATTTTAAACGATGAGGATGTAGTAGCTGTATTGGAGGGACAAAATGTCTGAAGAACTAAACACTGAAGTTGTAGAAACTTCCCCTAGTGAGACAACTAAACAACTCTCACCAATGGAACAAAAGGCTCTAGACCAGGGCTGGCGTCCAAAGGAAGAGTTTAATGGTGATCCAGAGAGCTTTATTGATGCTGCTGAGTTTGTTCGCCGAGGCGAGCTGTTCTCTAAGATTGAACATCAGTCTAAGGAACTTAAACAGGTCCGACAGGCCCTTGAAGCCCTGAAGGATCATCACAGCAAGGTGAAGGAAACGGAATATAAGCGTGCCCTAGCTAGCCTAGACTCTGCTCGTAAGCAGGCGTTAGCTGATGGTGAGCATGATCGTTTCTTTGCTCTCGAAGAAAAGATTGAAGAAGTAAAGGCTGAGAAGGCTGAGTTTGATGCAGAACTAAAAAGCGTTCCTACACAAGATGCCCCACAACCTCCACAGGAGTTTGTCAATTGGGTTAATCAAAATAAGTGGTATGAGAGCGACAAGGCTATGCGTGCTTATGCCGACCGCCTAGGTGCAGAACTCGCCTCTTCCTATCCCCCTGCCACTGTCCTTACAATGGTGGAAAAGGAAGTGAAGAAGGAGTTCTCACATAAGTTTACCAATCCTAAGTCGTCACGTCCTATGGCAGTGGAACCTGCTGGTCGAGGTGGAACGAAGTCTGATAGCTTCGCCCTGTCCTCAGAAGAACGTGATATTATGCGAAAGTTCGTCCGCAGCGGTGTAATGACGGAAGCCGACTACATCTCTGAATTGAAGAAAGTGAAGGGAATTTAATATGACTACCCCTGCCCGTGGCGCAAGAGCTACCCGTACCCAACGTGTTCCAGTTACTGAACGCAGCATTCTCTCTGTAAAGGGCAAAGAGCCCGGCTTTCATTATCGAATTGTTAATGACCAGGGTGATCGCGTACAGACACTTCTAGACGCTGGTTACGAAATTGTTGATGCATCCGCAGTGCAAGTGGGGGACAAGCGTATTAGCTCTGTTTCTCCTGAAGGCACTAAAGCACAGGTTTCTGTGGGCGGTGGAACTAAGGCATTTGTCATGCGACAAAAGCAAGAGTGGTATGATGAAGATCAAGCCGCTAAGCAAGCCAAGGTTACACAGTCTGAAGAAGCTATTAAAAATGTTCCTGGCTTCACCGGCTCAGTACGAGTGAATAGGGAATAACATGGAGAATACTAAATGGCTAGTGTACCCGCAGGCTTTCGTCCTGTAAAACACATGAACGGCTCTGCCTATAATGGGCAGGTCAACCGTTACATGATTTCCGCTTCTGATACGGCCGCGACTAACGTCGGCGACCTAGTTCAGCTTTCTGACAACGCTGCTCTTGTTGATGCTCAAACTGGCTTTGGTGTATACCCTGCCGTAGAGCGTATTGGCTCTGGCACAGCAGTTCCCATTGTAGGTGCCATTGTAGGCTTTGAGGTTGATTTCTCAAATCTGAATGCTGGTAACTATCGTGCTGCTTCCACACGTCGAGTTGCTCTTGTAGCTGATTCGCCTGACCTCATCTTTGCTGCTCCTCAAGACGGCACTGGTGGTGTTGTGGCTGCTGCTTCTGTAGGTCTGAATGTGTCGATTAACCTTGGCACTGCTGCAACTACAGCTCCTTATGCTTCTGGCATGACTGTGGACAGCTCAACTGTTGCCACCACGGCAACCATTCCTCTGCAAATTATGGGTGTAACTGCTTCACCTGACAATGATGAAACTTCAACTTCACGTCCCGCAGAGCTACTCGTCCGCATCAACACTCATGCGTTTGGTGCTGCTGGTCTCGCTGGCGTATAAAGGAGAATAAATAATGTCAGGTATTGTCAATAGTTCCAGTTTTGCCAAAAGCCTATGGCCCGGCGTAAATGCGTAAACAATACTGCGCCCTGTAGAAGCAATTCTACTTGAATAACTTTTCTAATTGCGGGAAACTCCAGACCGGACAATCCGCAGCGAAGACTCAATGCTAGTATACCTTGTAACAAATACTGTAAATAACAAACATTACGTTGGGATCACCACTAGGTCACTCACCTATCGACGTAATATTCACAAGCAATCTTGGAAGTTGGGACGCTCCCCAAATTCTAAATTGTACAAAGCCTTTTCTAAGTATGGATTTGATTCTTTCATCTGGGAAGAATTAGAGACTGCTGTGAATAAGGATGAACTGAATAACAAAGAAAAAGAATACATAGTAAAGTATGATTCTTTAAGAAAAGGCTATAACTCCACCTCTGGTGGAGATTATAATCCAAACGTAGACAGATTTGGGAAAGATAATCCTAAAAGTAAGAAGTATAGGATTACTTATCCAGACGGAACAGTAGAAGATATTCATGGTATTTCTGAGTGGTGTCGGAAACATGGATTAAACAAGCAGGGACTTATTCCTGTAGCACAAGGTAAATACAAGCAATACAAAGGCTATAAAGCTGCGTATATTGAGTAACGTTCAACGACTAGAGCAAAAGCTCGTAGGGCACAAGCAAATGGTGCTCGAAATGGAAAGCTTCCGTAAGGAAGGTGATATAGTCTGATCTATATAGGAATATATAGCAGTGCTGCTTAATATGCTAGCGGCACGGGTAAAAGGGTTGCGTCTTTTACTGAACACTTTGGGTACGGAAAAGCCTATGCTGAATACCCCGTCGAATACACAAAGCTGTTCGACACTTTCAAGTCTACCCGTGCGTTTGAAGAAGACGTTGGTGTTACGTCGTTCGGTCTAGCAATTGCAAAGCCTGAAGGCTCTGCCATCAGCTATGACACTGAACGTCAAGCATTCATCACTCGTTACAGCCACGTAGTGTATGCTCTTGGTTTCGTCATCACCCGTGAAATCATGGAAGATGACCAGTATGATGTCGTAGGCCAGCGTAAGGCTCAAGGTCTTGCCTTCTCTATGCGTCAGACTAAGGAACTGATTGCTGCTAACGTGTACAACCGTGCATTCAACACTTCCTACCTTGGTGGTGATGGTTCTACCCTAATTGCTTCGGCTGCCGGCGGTAGCGCAAGTCATGCTCTGTTTGCTGGTGGCACTGCTACTAACGGTCCAACAACTGCTGCTGACCTTTCAGAAGCCTCGCTTGAGCAGGCTATGATTGACATCGCTGGTTACACCAATGACCGTGGTTTGCTGATTGCTGTTCGTCCTAAGAGCCTAATTATCGCTCGTCAGAACATCTTTGAGGCCAAGCGTCTTACTGCTCCTGATGGCCGTCCTGGTGTTGACACTAACGACGTGAACGCTCTGAAGAGCCTTGGTATGGTTCCTGAGGTTGTAGTCAACCATTATCTGGTTGATCCCGATGCTTGGTTCATTCGTACTGATGCCCCACACGGCATGAAGTATTTTGAACGTCGTGCTGACCAGTTTGAAATGGATAACGACTTTGACACCGAGAACGCTAAGTTCAAGGCCACTGCTCGTTATAGCTTCGGATGGACAGACTGGCGTGGTATCTACGGTAGCCCTGGCGCCTAATGGAAGGGCTTCGGCCCTTCTTTTAACTAAGGAAACTACATGACGATTCCAACCGCACAAATTGGGCTTAGTTATCCTAAGCCCCGCGAACTTCTAACGAAGATTTTTAAAATTTCACGTAGCGACACAACGGGTACTAAGAAGGCTGCTCTGCCAAAGAGTGCCTACATTCTTGGTGCTTATGTTATTGGTGGAACAGCCTCAGATGCTGCTACATCAGCAACAATTAGCTTCGGCAGCTCTGCTACCGCCACTGAGTATGTAAGTGGTTATGATGTAAAAACTGCTGCTACAGGTGAGGGTTACTCTGCTGTAGGTGCTGCTGCTGTAGGCTCTGCCTTTGGCACTGCTCTTGCTTCAGATGTCACCATCTATGGTATTTATGCAGAATCAGGTACTGCCTCCACTACTGGTGGCCCTTGGATTGTGAAGCTTGAATACTTCGTCCCAGGCCCTGGCGAAGCTGTAGACGACTAATACAAAGGGCCACTTAATGTGGCCCTTCTTTTTGGAGAAAATATGAGTGCACATCGTAAAGCAGATGCAACTGTATCGGCGCATGGCGCTGTTGCTGTAACAGCTAGTGATTCAACCGTAATTCCAGTTACTCGTGCTTTGTATGTAGGCACTACTGGTAATATTAATGTTCGTATGGCTGATGGCCAAACAGCTCTCTTTTCTAGTGTAGCTGTAGGGATTTTTCCTATCCAAGTTGACCAAGTGCTTTCTACGTCAACTACGGCTAGCAATATTATTGCTCTTTATTGATCATGGGGCCTTTAGGACTTTCTAGTTTGTCTCTGGCAGTGCGAACAAGAGGTATAAGCGCACCACCAGTTACAATGACATTTACTGACGCTCAAGTAGCAAATGGATACTTCGGATTTTTTGACCTTGTTACAACAGCAAATCGTCGTGCATTTGATCGTTCGTCTTTGCTTGGCGCAGCAGTCTGGATGGGCTATATTAGTGGGTCGAGTGCCGATCTAAATTGTTTTAGTGGTGACGCGACGCCCTACATCATTCAAGTTGACGGTGGAGCAGAAGTAACACCCACGCTAGCGGCTGGGAAAATTAACTTATTCACTGGTCTTTCTGATTCAGCTCATCTTGTCCGTATTCGCTCTGACAATTCCAGTGGTGGACAGGGCGTTCCAACGACTGGCGCACTATTTAGCGTCACTGGAGTTTCTCCAGCAATCTCGATGCCATGGGTTACTTGTTACCTTAAAGACCCTGCATTCCCAGGTATTGAGTCGTTTATGGAAGGTGCTGCTATTGGGGGGAACTGGACGCCAGCCTATAAACGTACTCTTGCTACTGCTAGCTTTGGGGTATCAGGGGGCAGCATCCATGTAAAAGTGTCTGCAGATGCAGTATGGGTGTTTACGTCTTCGACCGACGTTTGGTTTTCTAATAACGGTGGGGCATGGACACGTGAGACGTTCGGTGCTGCGCCTTCCATACCGGGCGGGTGGGCCAAGGTGTGGCGCAAGATCACTGGCCTTTCCGGTTCGGTATCAACACCACGTGACATTATTATTTCTGATTCACCATCTACAACAACGTCAGGTGTTATCGAGGGGATCATGTCGGAGGGGGTGGGGGCGTCTATTTCTGCTCCTACTGTTAGTTCAAAAACATTTGTCACGCTGTTCGGTGCATCACAAGTAGCAGGTGTTGGTGCTACTTTTGGTTCGGTAGATATTGACAGGCTGCAGATACCTATGACGACACTTGCGGCAGGACAGACTGGTGCAAGTGGTAACACTCTAGTCGCTGCAAATGCCGCATTTGCAACTTGGGTTGCAGCCATGAAGGCGACGCAACGGCAAACCATCATCCTATCCATAGGCATCAATTCGGCGGACGATGCTTCATTTCAGGGCGATTACCAGACGCTCATCAACAATTGCCTAACCGCTGGATTTACAAAGGTGGTTTGCCGGGGCTTGATACAAACATCAAGCAATGCCAGCAAGAATGCTAAGATAGCTGCAGCCGTAACAGCGATAGGAAATCCGGCTGTAGTGTTTGCTGACGTATCTACATGGACGGCGGCGACTACAGACACAGGTGCTCCTGTCATTGTCATGCCTGATGGATCTCACCCCAATGACCTAGGCTACGACCGCATGACAACGTTAGTCGTGCGGGATCACTCGGCGCTGCTACCGTAACCGCTCCCTGCCGGAGAACATAATGGGAGTAACAGAAATTATTGGGTGGATAGTTTCTGCCCTATTAGGAATTGTAATGATGCTTGGTAAATCACAAATTGACTCTGTACAGAAACGCCTAGAGAATGTAGAGGATCAAATTGATGCTATTAAAGAGGATTATTTTAAGAAGGAAGATTTCCGTGAGTTTAAGCAAGAGCTTTGGGCTCGTTTAGACAAGATGGAAAGTTCTTTTGAAAATCGCCTTGATAAAGCAATACGAAGCTATGCCATTAAAGATTTTCCTGATTTGCCGAGTCGATAATGCCAGGAACACATTTTAAGAAAGGTTCCTGGAACGGGATTTGCGACGTATGTGGATTTAAATTTAAGTTCACAGAGTTGCAAAAGAGGTGGGACGGCCTTATCTGCTGCCATAAAGACTTCGAGCAAGACCACCCACAGAAGTACATTCGTGTACGAGAAAGTGGGTTGTCTGTTCCTGTAATTAGGGATAGGCCGGAGGATGTTTTTGTGGCTACTTGCACTATCTGGGGGGCTTCTGGATATGCTGACTTAGCAGAAGCAGACTGTGCACGAGCAGACGCTTCTTCTGTGCCATATGCAATTTTACGTACTTTGAAGGATGCTTCAGACGTTCCTGATGGAACATTCACTTAAGGAAATAAATGTCTACTTCTGGAAACACTTCTTATGAAGCAACAAGAGACAGCTTAATAGCTTCCGCTATGCGCAAGTGTGGTGCCTTATCTAAAGGGGAGTCTCCAGATTCTGAAGACCTTACTAATGGCACCGAGGCTCTTAATGGCATTGTAACTCGCTTTGCTACACTAGGCATGCCTCTGTGGAAACGAACAGAGCTTGCTGTAACTCTTGTAGCCGGGACTAAGGACTACACAATATCAAACGTGCTTAAGACACCGCAGGTTGTTCTTAAAGACACAAGCGGCGGGAGCCAGTATGAACTTATTAATAAGAGTCGCTATGATTATAATCGACTTCCTGTTAATACTACTGGCTCCCCTGTCCACTTTACTTTTATTCCTGGTTTGGAAAATGGCACAGTTACAGTTTGGCCTACACCAGATTCTGGAGCAGCGGCTAACAAGACACTATTAGTAACTTACCAGAAAGAGTTTGATGGGTTTGTATCAGCAGGAGATACCCCTGACTTTCCTGCTTATTGGACTGATGCAATTAAGTATGAACTTGCTGTAATGCTTGCTCCTGAGTTTGGTGTTCCTTTGATGGATAGGCAAATCCTGATGAAAGAAGCAGCAGCCTATCTAGCACAAGCACAAGGGTATGGCGACGAGGAGTCGTCGATGTACATGCAGCCTGAAATGCGAATGAGGTAATTTTGGCCTATAGTAACACACCACAAAATAGTACCTATCGTAGAGAGGAAATTCTTTTTGATGCCACTCCTACGCTACGTTCTGCGAGTTCCTCTGTCCGTAGGGATAGCCACATTATCAACTTCTTCTATGACAGAATTTCACAGGAAAACAAAACTCGTGAGGTGATGTTAAAGAAACGTCCCGGTATCCAGGCCACAGCACAAACTCTACAGAAAGCTGTGTCCACTGATACCATTCGTGGCTATTATTACGAAGAACAAGAAGACATTTATTTTTGGGCTGTAGCTAACAAGGTTTACAAGTATATTCCAGCGCCAGCAGGAGCATACACAGCTCTGGTTGCTACGCTAGCCACAAGTTCCGGTGATGTGGGATTTGAGAAGTTTCAAAAGAGTACAGGAGAAGTTTACATTCTCTTCTCTGATGGAACCAATCTATGGAGTCAACAGCTACGTGTCTATCCAGATACTGCGGCTGCTTCTGTAGCCGATCCAGACCTTCCTGCAAGTCACAACCCACACATTGCTTCTATAGACGGATATGTCCTTGTTGCAAAGGGCAACGACATATTTAACTCAGACAACGACACATTTGATACTTGGGACGCAGGTAACTTTATCTCATGTGAAATGTCTGCTGATGGAATTAAATATCTATTCCAGAATAAGAATTACATTGTTGCAATTGGGTATGACAGTTTAGAGCTTTTCTGGGATGCTGCAAATGCTACAGGAAGTCCTTTGTCTCGTAATGACTCAGCCTTTAAGTCTATTGGCTACATCACTGGATACGCCAAGGCTGGTGACAGACACTACTTTGTAGGACAAGAAAAAGGTAAGCTACAATCTGTGTTTGTTATGGACGGCTTCAAGGTAGACAAGGTTTCTGATGAAGTTGTAGATCGCACCATACAAAGCCAAATGGCTACAGACTTTGCTACAGCACAAGTAGACTCTGCTAAAGCACACATTGTGTCTGTAGATGGTCACACATTCTACATGCTCTGCTCTAATGGAATTACTTGGTTGTATGACCTAGATGAGAAGATGTGGTATGAATGGCGCACCAGTTCTGATGCTCAACTAATGGTAGAAGCTGTTTGGGCCAAGCACGATGGTGGACAATACATTGCTATAAAAAATGCAAATACATTAGACTTTATGTCTCCTTTGGTGTATCAAGATAAGGGAAGCAATTTTACCTGTTCTTATACCACAGAAGATAATTTGTTTGGTAGCAGCAATTGGAAGGTGTGCAATAGAACTATTCTAGTTGCTGACCGACATCTTGCTACAGGAACATCTAATCTAACTCTCCAATGGAGTGACAACGATTGGACAGACAATCCTACAAGTTCACAGACATTGAATGTCTTCGCTAACAGACCAACAGCTCGTCGCTGCGGTCGTTTTATAAATAGGAGCTTTAGACTTCTCTACTCAGATAACTATCCTCTGCGTATGAAGAGTTTGGAGCTTATGCTTAACATTGGAGCTTACTGAGCATGACTAGTAAAACTTGGGCGGCAGGTACAGTCATTGACTCTCCTTGGCTGCAAGACGTAAATGACTTCGTTTACGAGAACAGAGACAACATTGTTAGTTTGGAAGAGTATGCTAGCTTAGTTACTGGTAATGACTACACAGCAGCTCTTGCTGCCGCTGTAGCCACTGGCAAGCATGTATTTGTTCCTTGGCGCTCTGCAACCAGAACTCTCACTGCTGGTGTAAGCTTGGCGGATAATCAGATGGTGTTTAGCCATTCTCCGTATGGTGCTAGGTTCCAGATGCTTACGACGCTAGCTGTCATATTCAATGTCAATGGTAAGACTGGCGCTGGTATTCGCAACCTGTGGCTGGAAGGCCCTGTATCTATCTCTGCTTCTCCAGGTATTTCACAGAGCTACACGCAATCTGGTATCTTTGCCCAGACAGTTACGCATTGCTTTGTTGAAGGCTGTCGATTCAGTGGTTGGGAAGGTGCAGCTATATTCTTCCAGGATGCCACTGCTTGCCGTGTGCTACGCAATACGTTTACTGATGCAAAGACACAGCCAGCTCGCACTGACAACTTTGGCTCAGCAGACATTGTGTTCTGGAAGTCATGCGTCGACAACATCATTGATGGCAACATTGGTGAGTCTGGGGCATCTTACCACGTCATCCTGCAAACAGTGACGGCAGCAGCACAGACCAGTCTGCGCAATCACATTACTAACAACACCACCGTAGGTAACAAGGTCTACGGGATTATGGTGTACAACATCCTTTCTTCTACTCACGTAATTGAGTCTACAGTAATTAGTGGCAACACAATCAGGGATGTACAGGGGTTTTATAATAATCCTGCACCTCCTGGAACGCAGCGAGACTACGGTGCGGGCATCTACTTGCTGAGTTGTGAGAAGACAGTGTGCTCAAATAACATTGTTGAAAATACCTGCACACTAACTGATGGTTCTACACTAACTCCTGCCGGTATAGCAATAAATGGTGTGAGTGCTATTACAGTGAGTAATAACAGGATTACAACTTCTGCTTGGTATGGCATTTTCTGTACAGACACGCTACAACTAGGTGCAGGTACAGGAGCCGGAACTTCTGGGTATATTCCTTCTGATTTCACAATCATTGAAGGAAACACAATTAAGAGCTCTACAAAGCATGGTATTTATGTTCGAGACAAGCATAAGGTAAGAGTTGTAGGAAACACTGTTGATACGGTATCTGGTGCCAGTATGTCTGGTATTGTGTTTGAGTCTACATTAACGGGTACTACCTATCCAACACTCAAGTGGAACTCTTGTGATTCTAATTCTATATACTCTGTAGTTTCAACGGCTATCTCAGTAAGCACTTCTACTGGTATGAGTGTTTGTAACAACCAAATGGAAGGTGGTACAGAAGGTATCTTCCTAGAAACTATTGACGCTGTTGTAGCAAATAATAATATCAGAAACTTTACTACTGGTGCTGGGCGTGGAATCGATTTGCGCTCTACAAGCAGTAGTGCAAATAGTATGATTGACGGCAATATGGTTACAGGATGCACTCTAGGTATCCTCGCAAGTCACACAGCAATCTACGGTGAAAACCGAATTAGTGGGAATACCACAAACTTCAGTGGTGTGTATGCTCCTTGGATTAGCACAACGTTCAACCCTCCAAGTATTGCTGCTGGTGGAACAACCACCACAACACTAACTGTCACTGGTGCAGCACTCGGAGACTTTGTTGATTGTTCTTTCAGTCTAGACCTAGCAGGTTTGCAATTGAAGGCTTATGTTAGTGCTGCTGACACGGTGACGTTTGTGTTCCAAAATCCTACAGCCGGTGCTGTAGACCTTGGTTCAGGAACTCTACGTGCTAAGCTTAGGAAGTTATAATGGCTGAGATACTTCCTCCTTTTCCTGTTGACTCTGAGCCCAACTCCTATAGCAGAATTGATTGGTATCTAAAACTTAGAACACTTCTCAATTCTGTTAATAGTGTTGCTTGGGCGGTTATTGATAAGTCTGGTAGCAACATCACTGACATTCAAACTCGTAATCACAACGATTTGCAGAATGTACAAGGTGGAGGTGCTTCTGAGCGTTATCATCTAACATCAGCACAGCACACTGAAACAACCAGTGCACGTAGCACTCGTGGTGTTGATACAACAGACTACCTGATAACTACATCGGGACTTGTATTGCAGAGCCCCAATTTACATTATTGGGTAGCAACAATTAGCAACGCTGGCGTCGTCACTTGGACTGATGTTGGTTTGACCAAACCTTAAGGAGATAATATGGGTGGCGGTGGAGAAGGCTACGGCGGTGACGGTGAAGGCAGCGACGGCTTTGGTGGTGATGGCTTTGGAGGCTATGGCACAGGAAATACTGGCTTTGGAGAAATGGGTGGTTTTGGCTCCAGCGTAAGCGGTGCCGACGGTTTCGGTGGTTATGGTGGAATGGGTGGTGGAGGTGTTGGAGGTGGCGGATATTCTGCTGACAGCCTAGATGGAAGTTTTGGCGTCTTCGGTGAGACAGCTCCTTCGCTCTCTGCTCAAAGCTTTGATCCCAATGATGCTATGGATGCTGCGTCAATGGACGCTCTTTCAACAAATCCAAATTTCAACTCTTCGTTAGGTTTCCAAAATCCAGAGGTTGATACAAACTTCATGGATACAGCTATTGGTCTTTATAACAAGTATAAGACACCACTAACTCAAATCGGTAAATTAGCTATTGGTTATCTATCTAAGACGAATCCTGCTGTTGGTTTGGCTAGTTTGGGTTATGGGTTGTATAGTGATCCTGCTGGATTTGCAGGAAACAAAGCAGGTCAAATTGCAGCAGAGAGCTTTGGGTTTGGTCCTGTAGGAACCGCAGCGGCGGGAATTGCTGGTAGTGCTGCTTTAGGTGGTATGAACGTTGCTAGCGAGAATACAGGTAGTCGACAAGCTGCCGGGAAAGGTATTATGGACTACTACGATATGGGGGCTGGTCTAGGCAACATATACCTACAAGGTAGAGGAGCCCAGCAGCAGAAGGGAATGGCTAATAGCCTTATGAGCTTGTATGGGCAGGATAGCCCTTATGCTCAAATGCTACGTCAACAGCTTATTAGAAACGATGCTAGGGGTGGTAGGCGTTCTCAGTATGGTGGCCGTGAAGTGGAACTACAAGCACGTCTTGCAGACCTAAACTCACGTAATGCTCCTGAGATTAATAAGCTACAGCAAAATGCCAATCTACAGCGTATGCAACAATTGAATCAGCTTTGGGCTTTCCAGAAGCAAGGTGGGGGCAAGATGCTAGGTGACCTATATAACTCTGCTTCAAGTGGGCTAGGAAGCCTGTACAATGGTGCACAAGGTATGTATAACAACTACTTCAATCCAACTCCTGAGTACACTCCGTCAATGGATTGGTATGCTGGCGGAGGTGCTTAATGCCTACACCGCAATATCCAAATCTAGCTAATAGCTTTGGTCAGGGCTCCTTTATTGGAGCACAACAAGACCTAAGTCAAATGTGGGCTGCTCAACAAAACGAGCAAATGGGTCAGCAGCGTGAACTTGCAGACCAAGCATATAACGCTCAACAACGTCCACTCAGTTTAGCTGGCGCTGCTTTTGATTTGGAGGACAAGGCAAGAAAAGCTGATCTGGCTAATGCGCTTTACCCACAGGATAAAGCTAACGCCATTAAGAAACAGAAGCTAGAAACCAACAAATATGATGCTCCACAAATGGAGCAGTTTGGTAATAGCCTACTACAACTTGGTACCATTGCTAAGCAGAACGGCGGTGTTCTACAGCCTTGGATGAAACAGTCGTTCAATATTCCTGATGAACTGTGGCAAGAAATCCATGCTCCTGGCGGAGCTGATAAGTTTGTTGCTTATGGTGAAGCCATCATCAAGAATAAGGACAAGTTTATTTCTCAAGAAAGCAAACAGAATGCTGCTGCTGACGCTGCTGCTACTAAGGCCGACTCTGCTGCTGAAGTTGCTCGTATTAATGCTGCTGCTAGAATTAAGGCTGCTGAACTTGCAAATGCTCGTGCCAAGGCTGCGCTAGCGGCCAAGCCTACAAAGCAGGACAAGCAGAGTTATGAAAACTACGCTGTTAGGTTGGAAGCGGAAGCTGACAACTTGGCTATGCATGGTGGTCCTGAAGACTTGCATAAAGTGCAATATCTAAAGAGCCTTGCACAGCAATACCGTGACAATGCTATTAAGCTGCGCACTGCTCCTACTGATGTTAAGACAGGTTCACAAGAAGAACTTGAACGTGAACTTGGTGTACGTAAACCGACTCCTGCTGGTCAAGCAGCTCCTGCTGCCCCTGCCACAACTAAACCACTAGATCCTCTAGGTATAAGGAAGTAATATGAATTTAACTGAACTGCGTCAGAAGTATCCAGACTACAACGATATGAGCGATCAGGAATTTGCTGACGCTTTTCATGGTAAGTTCTATTCCGACATTCCTAAAGAGGAATTCTATGGTAAGATTGGTTATGCAAAGGAAGCTCCTAAAAAGAGCTTTCATGCTCTAGACAATCCTATTGCTGGTGTTGGTGAAACAGCTCTGTCTATGTTGACAGGAGCAGTTGCTATGCCAGTAGCAGGTATCTCGGGTCTTCTCTCCGGCGGTGATGCAGAGAAGGTGAGGTCTACACAAGAAGCCCTAACCTATGCTCCACGTGGAAAGCAAGGACAAGACTACACTGGTGCTGTGTCTGATTTGTTTGCTCTTCCTGTTAAGTATGCTGGTAAGGGAGCCGATGCTTTAGGTATGGGTGATTTGGGCTACGCACTATCCACTGCTGGTACGGAAGCCGCAATGAACTTCCTGCCTCTTGGAGCAGCCGCTAAAGGGGCTAAGGGCCTCCTAAAAGGCAAGGGTAAGGCTACCCCTACACCACGTACAATTACAGCCATAGAAGCTGATTTAACGCCTTCTGAGAGTATTCCTAAGCCACCAGAAACCATCTACACAGATAGCAACGGTGTGTCTCGTTCTGCTCCTCCTGACGCTGGTGAGCTAGCTGCTCGTGCTGCACAGGCTAAAGCAGCAGAAGCTGCTGGCCCCTCTCCATTTGAATTAGATGCTCGTCGTTGGGCAGAATCAAACGCAGCCGATGAGGCTACAGTTGCACGCTTAGAAGCTACACTTGCAAAGCGCAATCAGCCACAGCCTACAATGAATATTGATTCAGAAGGTGCTCTACGAACTCCTGAAGAATTGCAAGCTGCCAATAATGCCGATGCTCAGGCTGCTGCTTCACAGCGTCAAATGTCCGCTCAACAAGCCATTGAAGCTCGACAAGCTCAGATGGAGTATGAAGTTAAGCGGCAAACAGCTCTTGAGCAGCAAGCAGCAATGCGTGCTCGGCAGGAGAGTGCTCCTACAGGCTATGGTGACTACGTTGCCAATAGGAATGTAGAAGACGCTACACGTTCAGCAGAACAATTACAACGTCTTAATGAGCAACTGCCTGAAGGTGGTTACAAAGCACAGCAAAGCATTGTTGAAGACTTTGGCAATAACGATCCTATGGAACGCATGCCAAACATGCGTGTGGATGAGAATGGTATGCCTATCAGGGCAGACCTCTCTATGGAACTGCAGAATCTAGAAAACCCTCTACAACGTAATATGTGGGGAGACGAGCTTGGTCCGGCTCTAGACCAGACACATAGCCTCACAGATGCTATTGACTCTATGCCTCCCGGTAAGGCTCGTGATGCTGCCATTAGAATGCTGTCAGGCACTGGAACACCTAAGCGTGTTGTGCCTCGTGGTCAACGAGGGGCTATAGACGCTTCTGTGTTTGAGGATATGTTCAATTTCGGACGTAGTGTTATTCGTGGGGCTAATGGTAAATTGCTGCCACTCTACCACGGAAGCGAAGCAGAGTTTCATAACATCAAAGCAAGTAAAGAAGGTGGTGCACTAGGTAATGGTGTCTACCTAGCTGTGCGTCCTGAGTATGCTTCTTCATATGCTGAAGGCAACGGTGGCAATGTCCACCAAGTGTATGTTAACATCAGCAAGCCTCTGGTAATCAAGGGTCCAGGTGATCCTATGGTGAACGCCCTAGTTTCCCTTGGTAAGACTCGTGAGCAGGCCACAGCTATTGTGGAGAAGGCTTACGATCACCCAGTTGTAGGAGTTGAACAACCTCTGCTTTTTCCTTGCCGGACATCCCCCGGATGGTTGAGCCAATACCATTACGGCCAGTAATATATTGCTCTACAAGAGCATCGGTCTTTACAAACACTTCACGTGTTTGTGAACGCATAAACTTAACCAGGGGGTTAGGATGCTTCACAGCCAAAGCATTAATGCCAGGAGTCACTGTCTTACCACCAATAGCAGCAGAACGTGGGATGTCCTTTGCATTAGGAGCTAGGGCAATAACTGCTTCAGGAGTGGTGACATTTTCTAGATAACCTGACTGATTACCAAGTAGAGCCTTTACACGCTCCTGCTTTGCTAGTGTATCAGCAGCAGCCTTGGCTGCGACAACTTCTGGATCAGCAGAGCTTAGGCCAGGAATCTTGTTTAACAGGTCACGAGCACCATCTATTACATTCTGTAAATCAATACCACCACGCTGACCACCACCCATCATGTATTTAGGTTGATTTGCAGCACGAGTGAGAATCTCAGGAGTCTTCTGTGCAAACGCACGCTTGACTTCTGGACTCACTCCCTTAGCATCTTCGGCATGAAGAAACTGTGGTTTATGCTCCCCCCAATTAAAGTTACTAGCACGCAGACGTACAGGAACTAGTTCAATATCGTATTCTTTAAACACATCCATTCTATGCCTGCCCTCGTGAGCTTCTACCTGCCCGTCTTTGGCAATACGTAGGAAGGGCATGTCCCAAAGACCTTCTTTAGTTCCTAAACCTTCTCGAATAGAATCACGTAGGGGCTCTGCCATTCTATTAATTTCATACGGAGTTCTTCCAGCAGCAAGAGAATGGAATTGCTGTGGGGACATTAGAACAACAGTGTCCTTCCCTTTAGGATCATTAATAGCAGTATAAACATGTGCCATTTCATTGTCAGTAAAGGTTCCTTTAAAGGCATGGAGAACATCCCCATGTGTAGCAGCACCTTGCTTAAGCTTACTAATAACTTCTTGTACAGCTTGAATATCAATAGCACCAAGCTCACTACGTGAAATGCTCTTACCTTCACGGAGAGGCTGTTCAATCTTAGCTTCTAGACGTTCATTGAAGGCGTCTTGTTTCTTAGTCCGTTCCTCTTCAAGCAATTGTCTTTGTCTAGAAACA